GTTTAACCCACGACCCCAAATTGTCGAGATGCGAGATAACAAGAAAAGACTATCTGGATACACTAACGGTAAGACTGTTACCCTATGTCCTATCACCGGATTCAATAAATACATCCTGATCCATGAACTTGCACACTGTCTCGGTCATATGCACCACGGACGTTCGTTCCGTCAATGTCTCCTGAGTCTGGTCGGTGCCTTCATGGGTGCGAATGAGAAAAAGATTCTGAAGAACGAATTTAAAAGGAAGGGTCTTGCATTCGGAGACGCTAAAAAACCAATGACTTTCGAGAATTGGTTGGCACGTAAACAACGTATGGAAAATATGAGGGAAAAACTATAATGACAATTGATTATATGAAAACGGTACCGTTTATTGTTGTAATATTAATAAGTTTCGTAATGGGTTCGATGGTTGGTTCTACTTCTATACAAAGTTCTTGGCGACTCGATGCAGCTGCAACCGAATGTGCACAGTTTAATCCGTCCAATGGACACTTTGAATGGTTGACAAATGAAAAAAAATAATGTAAAATGGTATAACCAAAACAGTATAGACTGGTATGTCAAGTGGGCCGCAACCATAATCATCTTGGTCTCGGTGATATTCCGTAATGCAGGTGTCGAGTTCCGACATTTTGACCTGTCCTTCGGTTTACTCGGTACCTTGCTTTGGTTGTGGGTGTCAGTGATGTGGAAAGACCGTGCACTGATTATTTTGAATGTGTGTATGACTGTACTGTTAGCATCCGCACTACTGAAGGAATTTGTATGAGTATTTTGTATACCGCGTTAATTATTAGTTGTATTCCTGTCGCGTATGTGTTATACTTGGTGTATAAGTTATTGAGAGAACTCGATGACATTGATAAACAACTATTGGATAATGATGATGTTTGAACATGTACCGGTCGAATTGACTGAAATGAATGCCGTGACCACTGATACTGGTCGCAAATATATGACACCCGAAGGTATCAACCTTCCCTCTATCACTACAGTCCTTTCGATTCTGTCACGTGACAGTATTGCGAAGTGGCGTAAACGTGTAGGTGAGGCAGAGGCGAATCGTGTCTCTTATCGTGCATCTACGCGTGGTACCTCGGTTCACGAAATCTGTGAGAAGTATGTTAACAATGACCCTGATTGGGACAAGTACATGGCAATCGACCCCGACAATGGGGAAATGAAGTTGACCAAGCGTACTCCTGACCTCATCCAATCGTTTCTTGATTTGAAACCAATACTGGATGAACGTCTGACTAAAGTCTTCGCACAAGAAGCCCCACTCTACTCTAATCATTTGGGTGTTGCGGGTCGTGTGGATTGCGTGGGTGTCTTTGATGGTAAACCGTCAATCATCGATTACAAAACTTCGATGAAACCCAAACGTCTTGATTGGATTAAGAACTACTTCATGCAAGAAGCTGCGTATGCAATCATGTGGGAAGAACGTACTGGTCAACCTATCACTCAGTTGGTTACTATAATCTCAGTAGACCAACATGAACCTCAAGTGTTTATTGAACATCGAGACAACTGGGTTCGTCCATTGATCGACACTATTGCACAATATAATGAGGAAAATTCTACTTCCCTTTTTGTATAAATAGTGTTATAATTTGTTTATATTCACTTTTTAGGAAATAGATATGATAGGGTTTGGAACCTTTTTATCGGAGGCATCACTGACCTTCGGAGAATTGACACGAGAAGATAGACCTGCTCGTGTTGATATCTTCTTACGTAAGTATAAGGGTAATGAACCTTTTGAATTGACTTCGGGTGACCAAGTAGTATTCAAATACAATGCAGAGATTGAGAAAGCAATCCTCTCACAGAACTCTAAACTCGCACAGTCGATTGGTTTAGAAACACTAGACGGAACCAAACTTGCCTTCGGTAAGTTATCAAAGACCACCGAGTTTGGTGGTGGTCGTGGTTCTGGTGGTGGTGCCGCCAATACTCGTGCAACCGAATCTGCACAATGTGTATATCTTCAAGCCGTCTGGGATAACCGGACAACTAAGTTCAGTGCGGACGATATACGTAACGCATATCCAAAAACCCATACCGATGCATCCCTAGACGAAGTTCTTCTGGGTGATGAGTCGTGGATCTCTTCTTCTATTGATATTGCAAGACTTCTTCACAAAGCTCTAGGTAAAAAACAATACAGTTTCCATCGAGGATCTGGTTGGGTTGAGATAGTAGAGAAGAAGTTCAAAGAACTGAATCGCGTCCAGAAAGCATTCGGTAATATCAACAAATGGTCTCCTGCGGACATCTACATGGTCGCAAAGGGTGCAGAGAACAAGTATGATATAGAGGGTGCAGAGTCACTAGAATACCTGAACAACGAGTTGATGAAAGCATTTGCTGCACGTGATATCATCGGTGTGTCGTTGAAGAAATTGACTGGTAAAGGTAGACTTGCCCAAGTTAACTATAAGAAACCATTCAAAGGTGCAAAGTTCACCAAGTCATCTTATGGTAAGAGGGATTTCTTCAAGTCCAAAGATGGTTACTTGTTTGGTGACGGTGGTATTGAGATGCAGTTCCGAACCTTCCCTACCTTCCAGTGCGAGATTATCGGTAAGGCTGCTAAACACGGTAAGGTGTCTCATGGTGGTATTGATGCGGCTCTATATGCAACAACTCGTGATAAGACCGAGAATCGTAAGGATCTTGAGTCGTCCATCAAGAAAGATAGGGATGCATTCCTAGACAAATTCTATGGATTCTATGACGGTGCAGTCGATAGACCAGTAGACAAAGAAACCTTTAAAAAGAATCTAGAAGGTGTTACCACCGAGTGGTTAGTCTCAAAGTATTATGTGACTTCTATTTTCATAATGATACAAGGTCGCGAACAACAGTTCATGGATTATTTATTCCGTATAGCAAAATCACAAAGTCCGCTATCTGCGGTACACCTAAAGGTACAATAAAATGGCAAACTCACATTATCTAGAAGGAAACCTTGGACTCCATATCGCTCGTGGTCTTGTTCTCAATACACAGTACGAACATAAATTTGGTGCGGTACCTGCAATGTCAGTCGCTACAACCGGAACTGTTTGGGATGTCAATGATACCATATACCCTTGGTCTGCATGGGATACTGCCGGAGTTTTGACTATCCCCGCAGTGAATGCTTCGGACAATGGTGCAACGGTAACTGTGACTGGTTTAGATGCGAACTACGAAGTGATAAGTGAAGATTTCACAGTATCTAGTTCAGGAACAACCACCGGCACCAAAACATTCAAACGTGCGTATCGTGCATTCTTTACTGATGGTACATCTAACGTTGGTGATATCAATATTCAACGTGGTGGTACAACTATCGCAAGAATTTCAGCGGGTAAAGCACAAACACTCATGGCGATATATACTGTTCCTAACGGATATACCGCATACCTGTCCAAAGGTACGATGAGTATCGAGGCCGGTGGTGACGCTAGTGGTAACATGTATGTTAGATATTCGGGCCAAAGTTCTTTTCGTATCGGACATTCCTTTGAAGTCGGAGATGGTGCTCAGTATATGTATGACTTCACGGTTCCCTTGGCAATCCCCGCAAAGTCAGATATTGATGTTAGATGTAGTATGCGAACTAACAATTCACGTGCCTCTGCTGCATTTGATATGATTCTTATCAAGGAATAATTCTATCGTGGAAATTGATGAATTTAAGGGAATGAACCCCAAATATAATGTGTTGTATTTCGGAAACAAGTATGACGTGAGATTGATTCCCAAGAACTGTTCAACGACAATTAAAATTCTGTGGTGTTATTTGAATGGTTTTAATATTAGACATGATGAAAATAATCCCCATGGTGTTATTCCGGATGATGCAGTAACACAAACAAGAAGAAAAACTCGTGTTATAGAAAACGGGAATAAAACTTTTCGGGGTGGTGCAAAGAAAGTAACTGTAAAGAGAGACCCAATCGAAAGATGGGTAAGTGCTATAAACTTTTGTATCAAGATGCGAGATCACCGAGGATCGGTAAGAGATTATGCGGAATTCTCTAAGTTAAAATGGGTTGATATGAACATCAATGATGTGGTATCATATCAACAGGAAAATGGCCCAATGGTTGCGGAGTTATTGTCCCAATCTTATTGTGGGGGTGACCTAGACAAGTACAGTCATGTTTATACGAAGGAAACCTTCAGTCAATTTATTGATTTGTTGGATAAAGAATTCAATACAAAGTTTCCTAGAGTGGTTTCTACACGGACAGATCATAACGGAAAATGGAAGATAGAGGACTTGACCGAAGAGTCCATAGTAAAATTAAAAGAAATCTACGAAGTAGATTATAGACTAGGTTGGTACTAATTGTATGAAATTTAAAGACTTTATAACCGAATCCAAGAACACCCATATGACACATATCGAAGATAAGGTCATCTACGGGGGTGTGAATGGTACACGTCAAGCAATATTTGCATTACGTGAATTGCGTGACATGCTTGCCGGTAAAGGTACTGCGGGACTATCCACCAAGTGGGATGGTGCACCTGCTATCTTTTGCGGACAAGATCCCTCGGATGGTAAATTCTTTGTTGCAAAGAAAGGTATCTTCAATAAGAACCCCAAGGTATACAAGACACCCGAAGACGTTGAAGCAGATACGTCTGGTGATCTCGCAGAGAAACTCAAGGATGCGTTGAAGTATTTACCTGAACTTGGTATCAAGGGAGTTATCCAAGGAGACTTCCTATTTGGTCGTGGAGATCTATCTAAGGAGAAGATCGATGGTGTACAGTACACTACCTTCCACCCCAACACAATCGTATATGCAATACCATTTGAACAGTCGAAGGAAGTACGCGATGCAAAAATCGGTATAGTGTGGCACACTACATATAAGGGTAAAACATTTGAATCGATGACAGCATCCTTCGGTGTAGATGTTTCTAAACTAAAAAAATCTAAAAACGTATGGTCACAAGATGCAATGTTGCGATCTGTAGATGCAACATTGACCGAAAAAGAAACAGGAGAAATTAATGAATATCTTTCACAAGCTGGTAAACTATTTAACTCAATTGCGGGATCGACTCTTCGGACTCTCGAAGGAGACCAAGACCTCGCAGGAATCATCGAAACCTACGGCAACACCAAAGTCCGCAAAGGCGAAGTCCCCGGCGACTCGAAAGCGCACACCCAAGGTCTCATCAACTACGTCAAAGACAAGTACCAAAAAGAAATCGACAAGCGTAGCACCGAAAAAGGCAAGAACACCCAAAAAGGTAAAAGAGACGAAATCTTAAAGTTTTTCTCACCTACAAATCGAGCATCCTTAATAAAGATGTTCGAATTGCAGAAAATGATAGTTTTAGCGAAACTAAAACTTATAAATAAACTTAACAGTTTAAAGAAAATTGACACATTCGTTCAAACCAAAACTGGTTACAAAGTGACTGGTGAAGAAGGTTATGTGGCAATAGACAAACTTGGTGGTGACGCAGTGAAACTTGTTGACCGTATGGAGTTTTCATACAACAACTTTTCACCCGATATATTAAAAGGCTGGGACAAACCTAGTCGTAATTAATGGGATAAACCAGAGGAAAACAAAGTGGCAAAGAAACCGCTTAGATTCAAAGATTTTACATCTGTAGATTACACTCAAACGGGTGATGATCAACTTGCGTACAATGCTAAGAAACGCAAGAAAGATATTCCTACCGGAAACACTGGTGAGGAAGTAGAGAACGAAGCATTGGATATGACCCAACGTCTTGCACGTGGTCGCATGTTTAAAAAGAACAAGGCCAAGATTGCAATGGGTCGCAAACGTGCTCAACGTAAGATTGCCTCTATGGACACTCTGAAGAAACGTGCACGAAAGGCTGCACGTAATGTCCTACTCAAGAAACTCACCAAAGATACTCCTAAAGGCGAACTCTCATTGTCACGTAGACAGGACATAGAGAAGAGACTCGAAAAGAAGAAAAACGTTATCGATAAGTTGTCTCGTAAACTACTACCCCAAGTACGTAAAAAAGAAATGGAACGTAAGAAGGGTGGTAAAAGTGCCGATTAAGAATTTTACCCAATACCTGATCGAAGAAGATCGTGAAGTTTATTTTACCTTTGGTAGAATGAATCCTCCTACTATTGGTCACGGTAAAGTGATGGATGTACTTGCCAAGAAGTCTGGTAAATCAGACTATAAAGTATATGTCTCACAATCACAGAATCCCAAGAAAGATCCCCTATCCTACACAGATAAAGTGAAACATGTACGTAAGATGTTTCCTAAACATGCACGTCAAGTAATGTTAGATAAGGATGTCAAGTCCGTATTTGATATTGCAGTAAAACTATACGATCAAGGTTATACTAAGATCAACATGGTTGTTGGTGCAGACCGTATACGTGAGTTCGATGTATTGTTGAATAAGTACAACGGTACAAAGGCACGTCATGGTTTCTACAATTTCAAGAAAATCAACATTGTCTCTGCGGGTGAACGTGATCCTGATGCGACTGGTGTTGAAGGCATGTCTGCGTCTAAACAACGTGAGAATGCAGCAAAGAATGACTTCGTTACATTTGCACAAGGTGTACCGAAAGGAATGTCCGATAAAGATACACGGAAGTTGTTCAATGATGTTCGGAAGGGAATGGGTCTCAAGGAAGAGTTTGAATTCAAGAATCACATTGAACTGGAAACTGTTTCTGAAACAAGAGAACAGTATGTTCAAGGTGAATTGTTTAAAGTAGGTGACACTGTTGTTATCAAAGAAAGCGATGAAATAGGAACTGTATCTGTATTGGGTGCTAACTATGTTATCGTGGAAACAGATAACGGTAAGTTGCGCAAATGGTTAGATGCTGTAGAACTACTAGAGAAACAAGACTCAGATATCAAAGATCGTAAAGGTACACAACCTGCACGTTATCACTCGGGACTGAAGAAGTCCACCAAAGTTGCACGTGATGCACACTTCAAGAAACACGGTAAGAAAGCAGACGATGATGACTCTGCATACAAACCCGCTCCAGGCGATGCAACAGCAAAGACCAAACCTTCTAAGTACACCAAGCAGTTCAAGGACATGTATGAAGATGTATCACAGAAAGAGATCAATGACCTAGAGAAGTTTGGTGACCGTCTACTTAATAAGTTTGATGTTGATATCGAATTTACCCGTCACTTCGCAGATCGTCTAAATGACAAACGCAACAAACCTGCAATCACTGTTGACGAGATCAAAGCACTCTTCAAGAAGATGGCTGACAACAAGGGTAAGAGAATCAAAAAACACGGTAACTCTGAGGCAATCCTGAAGGACATGCAGTCAGATCTTAACCTACCTGTTGTGGTCAACTGGAAGAACGGTGAGTTCGAAGTTGTTAACAAAACAATAATGCGTAAGAAGAACTTCAAGTCACCTGATCCTATGATTAAGTACGAATCTGTCGAGGAAGATATGACTCCTCGTTGGATGAAGGATATGATCGGGTCTAAACTCAGTCCTAAAAAATACCAACATGCACTGGATGTTCTTAGTAAGATCATTGACCGTAAGAAGAAAGAAACCGGTGGTAACCTTAGACACGGTGTTGTTTATTATGCTGGCCAAGTTGCAAAACAGTATGACGGTGTTGATGCTAGGAATCTCGCTAAAGCATATGAGAAGAGTGTTAAAGAAGCGACTGATCCTGTAGATGCTGCCTCTCAGAAGATTGAACGTGAGAAAGAGACTGATAAGAAGAAACACGACCGTATTCTAGACCGTGCAAGACTCGCTCGCGCAAGACAAAAGAATAGGCAAACTAAATGATTAATTTTAAAAAATACCTTGCCGAAGGGCGGTATTCAGTGTATGATACACTTGACGTTAAAGAAGGATCGGATGGCATTGCAGCTAAGTCAAAGAAGTCTGGTATCTCGGTAGATACACTGAAGAAAGTATATAACCGTGGTGTTGCTGCATGGAAGACGGGTCACCGTCCAGGCACTACCCCACAACAGTGGGGACACGCAAGAGTCAATGCGTTCATCGTCAAGAAGAAGAAAGGCAACCTAAATCACGATAAGGATCTAGCATAACATGAAAACATTTCAACAAATCAGAGAGAAACGCGAACTAGTCACTCTTGGTGGAACATCTAAAACAGCAGGCGAATATTATATGGGAGATGAGGGTATCAAGAAAATGGTTGCCCTGTCTAAGAAGAATCCCAACATCGAGTATACTGTTAAGTCAGATAACTATGGTGACTTCAAAGCACACTGGTTGAAGAATGGTAAGTTCGCAAAACAAACTGTTGCCAATATTAACTTCGATATGGATAAGAATGCTGTCCGTGGTGTACCGAAAGGTAAGACTGTCAAGGACACTATATTTGTGGTGAGGTACACTAAGTGAAGTCGTTTAAAGAATTGAGAGAGAAGACTCTCACACCCGCAGAGAAAAAGAAACGGGAAGAGATTGCAAAGGCAATTGAGAAAGACGAACCCAATATGCCTATGGACAAGAAGATGGCAATCGCAACTGCGCAAGCAAAGAAAGTTGCGGAAGGTGCTGAGAAGTACACCGTCAAGAAAGGTAACATGACCCGTAAGGTTGATGGTGCGACTGCTGACAAGATGAAACGACAAGGTTGGAAGTTGATTGCGACCGAAGGACTTGATGAAGCGAAAATGGACAAACCATTAGAAAAGCAAATTGGTATGGGTGATTCTCGTAGCGAAAAAGAAATTCGTGATCAGATTAGTGGTTTGAGCGATGGCACATTAAAGAAATGGGCAAGTAAACCAGCAGGACGTTTTGGTTCTAAGATTGCTAAATTACAAGATAAAGTGGTCTCTGCCGAGATGAAAAAGCGTGGTCTTAAAGAATCTGTTTCTGAAAGTGTTGAGCTTGATGAAGGTGCGATGTCTGACTTCCACCTGATGGTTCAAGAGAAGGTACCTGCTGAGAAGATTGCTAAGAAACTTGGACTTGACCTCAAGACCGTAAAGAAACTGATGAAAGATATGAAGGAATCAGTTGAACTTGACGAAGCACGTAAAGACGCATCTGCCGACTTATACTTCGACACATACTCTGCCGCAGTTCAACACGCAAAAGCACAAGCAGAGAAGAAAGGATTTGAAGTAGTTGAAGACGATTGGTTCAATCAAGTAACTACCGGTAAGGGTAAACCTGGCCGTGGTAAGACTACACGTCATACTTTGAAGTTGACCAAGAATGATAAACCTGTACGTCAAGGTTTGTCTATTCAAGTCTACAATCGTGATAGTGCAAAGAAACCCTACGAACTAAACTTCTACGTGAGTTAATATGAAAAAGTTTAACCACTACAATGAGATAGATGAACACTGCGAGTGTACCGATTTGTTCGAGGACTTGGTAATAACTGAGTCTGAGTACCAAGGTAAGAAGGTCAAACTTAATGACCCTATTCGTACATCCGAGAACCCTAACAAGAAGTTCAAGGTATACGTTAAGAACGAAGCAGGTAAGGTTGTTGTGGTTAGGTTCGGTGATCCCAATATGTCAATCAAACGGGATGACCCCAACCGAAGAAAGTCATTTAGAGCAAGACACAACTGTGCAAATCCCGGCCCAAAATGGAAAGCAAGATACTGGTCTTGTTATCAGTGGCGCGGGGGATCTAAAGTTGACAATTAGTATAAATACACCAATAGATCAAATGGAATCCATGATGCCCAATAACGATACATCTAATCATCGATTAGACAGAATTGAACTTAAAATCGATAAACTTGCCGAAGCTATGATTAGTCTCGCACGTACCGAGGAAAAGATCCTTTCTATGGAAAGAGAAAATCAAAATCACTTTGAACGTATGAATCGATTTTCTCAGAAATTGGATTCTATTGAAACTAAAGTAAACGAAAATGCTCACACCGTGAGTATCATCAACAGACTATCATTTGTCGGTGTCGCTGCAATAATTGGCGCCATCGTTAAAATGATGTGGTTCTAAAACGGAGACTAAAAATGTCAAATGAACTAAAGGGTACAATGGAGGCATATTTGTCAATGGTCTCCGAAGCAAAAAAGAAACTTGATCCAGTAGACGATAAAGCGAACGATAAAGAGTTCAAAGATCGTAAGGATAAGGACATCGATAACGATGGAGATGTTGATTCTTCTGACGAGTATCTTCACAAGAAACGTGCTGCAACTGATGACGCGATTGACGGTGGTAAGAAACCTGCCAAGGGCGTGAAGGAAGAGAAGGACGAAGAGGAAGAACCTAAGAAGAAAATGCCACCCAAGAAAGATGGTGATGCAGACGAAGGTGAAACCGAAGCCGAAAAAGAAGATGATGATGCCGAAGAAGTAGAATCGGACGGTGAAGGTGACGCAAAGACACCAATTAAGAAGAAGAAGGCGACTGATACCAACCCTAAGACTTCTGATGCTACCGCAGAGATCTCTAAGATCGAATCTGTCAACCGAGTAAACACCCGTGAAGCATTCATTGAAATGTGGTCTAAGGTTGAAGAAGCTGTCAATCAGAAGAAAGGTGCAACTCCACCCGAAGAGATTGATTCAAAAGAATCACCCAAGGGTAAAGAGTTCAAGGCAAAACACAAAGTGGATAAGATTCCCCACGATGAGTTAGAGAAGATCGAAGAACCTAAAGAACGTACTGTGAAAAAAGAGATGAAAGAGTACGAAGTCATCCGTCAAATCCTTTCTGGTAAAGCACCGGAATAACGGAGAGTAATTATGCAATGTCCTAAATGGTGTAAGAACGCAGTCCCAACCCTTCGTGGTTGGGCTGACCCCAAGACCGGTGAGTTGTTTGTATCAAAACGTTTCACCCAAGATCAGATTGACGAATACAATAGTGTTTCGTTGGTAACTGAAGAAGTTGTTGTTGAAGAACCACAATTACTTCAGGAAGCGCCCGCGAACAACAAGTCTCTCGAAGACATGACTAAGACTGAACTGCAAGCAATCGCAGAACAATCCGGTGTCGAAGTAAGTAAACGAGCTACTAAGAAGACCTTACTAGAACGATTGATGCTTAAATAATATATAAGGTATATCATGAAATTCTATTTGCTAACCTCTAATTCTTTAGAGAGTCTCATACGCAATAGTGAAATTATACATTCTGAAGATCTGGTAGTTGTCATCAATACTCGCGATGACAACTACCGTGACTACGCAGAAGAACACTGTATAGAAAACGATCTCGAATATTATATAACCCCTTCTGATGGCACTCCTGCCACCGGCAAGAATTCTGTGATCAAGTTATTTCTGGAAAGTGACAATGATTATATGGTTCAGATAGACGGTGATGATTTTATTACTCCTCTTGGATATAGATTGTATAAGTCAGTATCACAACACCCAACTCCTCCCGATATGATAGTTCACTATCGACAACCAAGAATAACTACTGGATTAGATACGGACTACATTCTAAAATTGTGTGAAGATTTAACTAAGTTAACCAAAGAAGATATTAAACTGACCGAGTTGACATATCCCTGTGACAAATCGAATCCTCAATATGCAACCCAAGTTTATGAAACTCTCCTATGGCATTTTATGACAAGGGGACATATGGATGCGCCGACATCACACAAATGGTCTGTTGATAGAGTTGAGTTCAACCATGTCATGAACAAATTTTCTGAGGTTAAAGAATATATGACTAGAATGGTTTTCTATTCTAGAAATATCGCTAAAGAAATTCATTTCGATAAAGAACTGACAATTGGAGAAGACACTCTACAGTTTTTGAAGGTGAAGAAAATGGCTCTTGACGGAAAATATAATGTGGTTCGTAGAAAAGAAAATCGTTACCCCACATATATGACAACTGAAAATGACCAATCGGTAACAAAGATCAGAAAAAATTGTTGGGAATGGATGAGACCACTTATCGATAAGATAAATATTCTCGAAGAAAGAAATGAATCACCCCAACCTTATATGTCTTTACCAGAGTTTATAGATGATACTTACACATAAAACATTTACAATATACGCAGCGAAGAACTATTACAATCCGACTTGTATCGATAGTGAAGAGTTCTTTAATGATATTAAAAGATTCAAGTATGTTAAACGATTGTTAAACAAGTACGAAGTTTCGGGTGAGTTATCCGAGAGACTAGTACTGAATCATTTGATAGTCATCTTTAACTGTTGGGGATTTGAGTCTGGTATTGAGATGCTTGCACTCAAGATTGATCCCCCACACTGGAATGCACTCAAACCATTTCTAATATTCCTGAAGGCCATAGACATCAATACTGACCTCACTGGTATAGGTCTTGATCCAGTGGTGGTTGAAAAACTGAGAAAGATATGATATCCCCCGCAGAATCTAAGTGTGGTGATTGTCATGCTTGCTGTGAAGTTCTTGGATTTACAGGTGAGTGGAAAGAATATGACACACATAATGAAGCCGATAAATATGATATAAACTTTGGTGCGTGGCAGACTTGTAATAAACTATGTGACACTGGATGTTCTATCTGGAATAACAAACCTAAAATATGTGATGATTTCTTTTGTTCCTATATTACAGAAAACCTTACAGATGATTATAGACCAAATCAAAGTCAAATTCTTCCAAGGATACGAGATGGTATTTTGATTTTACATTCTTTGGATAAAACTCTACCACCAGAAATTCAACATGATAAAAAGAAACAGTTACTCGATAATCTCGCAGAGGAGATTTTCGTAAGTATAGGGAAAAAAATTCCTGTTCTATTGACTACTAAACAGGGTGAACTTTGGATACGAAGATGATACATTACTGGACATATAAACCTGAGAACTATGAAAGACTGAATGAGAAATTGCGTATATTGATTGAAAATTTTCCGAAGGGAGATCAATCTCAGAAACAAGCATCTTCTCATTATGATGGATACAATCATCCAAAATCTCTCAATATAAACTATCCTGAATTTCAAATGCGTAGGAGTTATGCCAGTTGGTTTGACAAAAATAATAAGACTGGATATGTTGATTGGAAAGTTCCACCCATAGATCCAGATTATAATCAAAAATATAAAACTATTTTTTGGGAGGGTGCAGCCCCTCTACTACACAAATTTTCTAGGGACGTTGCAGTCAGATCCGACACTGGGTTAAACTATCAGATTTTCGTTGATGTTATGTGGTTCCATCAAATGACTAAGGGTGACTATGATAATTGGCATAATCATTTTGGGTGTCAATGGATTGGTATATACTACATAGACCTTCCAGAAGGTGAAGAAACCGAACTCATGAATTTTGAAGGTGAAGTCTTTAATGCGAAAGTAGAAGAAGGTGATTTGTTGATTTTCCCTTCTGGTTATCTACATCGTTCACCCCCAAAGACCCATGATGATAACAAGACAATTATTGCGTTTAACTTCAGTGTAGCAACCAAGTATTCGCAGGAGATGTTAGTGAAATTGAGAGAGACACACCCTCAAAATTATTTTGAAGATGTAACAATGACAAAGAAATTTAAGGTATAAATAGACTCATGGGAATATTAAAATCAGCAGCAGACCTCGTATACACGATACGTTTCTTGAAACTGTTAGTCACACCGTTTGACAAGACAGAAGCATTCAAGGCGGGTATCATTGATGCAGATGGTAACAAGAACAAAGACTTCAACCTGAACTCTACGGATGATCGGGATGCCTATCGTTCGCACTATACACCATTCCATAGACTTGTTTTCAATCTGAAACGAATCATGGCAAAAGCACCGGGCGGTCAGTCCGTGGTTGCACGTTATGGTGCGGCACTCGCACTCATCAAAGAACATGGTGAACTCTCTGACAAGAACTTAAACAAGATTCATGCTGAGACTGGTATTGATGTTCTGGACTGTCTCGCCGAAGAAACTAAGTGGTTTATGTTAGAAGGCAATGAACTATCGCCTGGCATATACAAAATGAAGAATGAATCAATCACCACTAAGTGTGAAGAGATTGTGAAGAAGGGTGATCAAATCAGAATCGTAGAAACTCATCCTTTTGATGAACTATTGGGGTTACAAGTTTACGAAGCCGTGCACTTGAAATCTAGTCAGAAGGTCTATATTACTACTGCGGAAATTACTAAATGAGTATACAAGATAAGTTCGATGAACACTTCCCCAACTTGAAGGTGAGGGAAGGTCATATGTTATTGACGGATATTACCGTAGAAGCGTTCACCTCTATCTTTGATACTATTGCACCCAAAAAAATACTAGAGATAGGATTTAATGCGGGACATTCCGCATTTTGTTTTCTGGAAGTACTCCCCGAAACAGTAGTACATTCTCTTGACTTGGGTAGACACAACTATACTCGACCATGCGCTCAGAAATTAAAATCCATATTCGGAGAAAGGTTTAAGTTTGGTATAAAAGATTCACACCATCTAACTCCGGATAATATCATAGGTGAAAATTATGATATGGTATATATTGATGGGGATCATAGTATAGAAGGTATAATGAACGACTATGACTTATGTAATAAGGCCGAGATTGAGTGGATCTTAATAGATGATGTTAACCTCTTTCGACACATTCGAGCATTAGTAAATCATGTCCATACAAGTTCCCATCATCCGTATCGGATAGCGGCAACATTACAATTTGATAATAACCAACTGATCAAGAATCCCCAAGCGGAAATAAATGATAGGATGACAACAGCTATGTTACTACAAAGAACAGGAACTACCGATGAAAACGTTCAATAAATTTAGCGAAGACACAACCACATCTTCTGTAGTTGGTACCGGAGACGATTCCGATACTGTCATCGTCCGTAAGAAGTACGACAAGAAACGTAAACGTAAAGATCAAATTGCTATCCTCAAGCGATTGATGGGAAAGATCAACAAAACTTCTTGACACCCCACCCCCACTCTGTTATAATTACCCCTATACATTAAGGAATATATCATGAAAACGTTTGAACGTAAAGGGGTCAGTGTCTCTGTCTTTCAGGGAGACGAAGATCTGTCTGACCTACATATCCTACAAGACAATTTGGGACTGGCTGGTCTCGAAAAAAATAAGATAATCTACGTATCTTTAGAAGGTACCGATGATAAATACCTTCACCCCGACAGATTTATAGTCAAAAATTACACCGCGTCTTTAATAAACCACTTCATGTGGGAGGGTTTACTGACGCAGAAAGAACAGGATGAACGATTATATCAGATGATAGATACCTTTATAGATACAGGTAAACAATATATCATTGAGGATTACGAGTTTGTTGAAGATGAACCATTTTACGATTACAGCGGTGGCAGAGAATAAATGAGAATAGATAAGAAGAAAGACGCTTTATTAGAAGATTATGCGATTGGTATGTTGAAGGACTTTTACTTACAAGATGGTGAGAAGAGTCCACAAGAAGGTTTTTTACGTGCAGCGAAGGCTTGGTCAATATACAAAGAAGAAATGGACGAAGACCTTGCAGAAAGACTTTATGGTTATGTTAGTAACAAGTGGTTTATGTATGCGTCTCCCGTTTTATCTAACGCACCTGTTGTTGGTAAGAAATCAAAGGCAATGCCTATCTCTTGTTTCCTTACCTATGTACCAGATACCCTAGAAGGATTGATCGAACACACCGCAGAACTGCGTTGGTTGTCGGTCATGGGGGGTGGTGTAGGGGGTCATTGGTCGGATGTCCGTACCGTGTCTGACGTTGCGCCTGGCCCTATGCCATTCATACATACCGTAGATGCTGACATGATTGCGTACCGTCAAGGTAAAACACGCAAAGGATCTTATGCTGCATATATGGATGTACATCATCCGGATATCATCGAGTTCCTGAACATGCGTATCCCTACGGGTGATGTACAGCGTAAAGCATTGAACCTTCATAATGCAATTAATATCACCGATGAGTTCATGGAAGCAGTTAAGTCGAACAGTCAGTTCGATCTACGTGATCCAAAAGATAATGGGGTTAAAGAATCGATCAATGCACGTAAGTTATGGGAACGTATCCTAGAGACTCGATTCCGTACAGGTGAACCGTACTTGAACTTTATCGATACTGCAAACCGTGATCTACCGCAACCACTGAAAGACTTGGGTCTCAAGATCAATGGTTCGAACTTGTGTAATGAGATTCACCTTCCTACAAACGCAGATCGTACTGCGGTATGTTGTTTGTCGTCTTTGAATCTTGAATACTTTGATGACTGGAAAGATACTAACATTGTGGGTGATATCGTGCGAATGCTCGATAACGTCCTAGAATACTTTGTAGAGAATGCACCAGACTCGATCAGTCGTGCGAGATACAGTGCACAACGTGAACGATCTATTGGTTTGGGTGCGATGGGTTTCCATTCACTTCTCCAGAAACATGGAGTTGCATGGGAGTCTGATAAAGCACGTGAAATGAATGATGTTGTATTCTCACACATTAATATACAGGCAGTCGCAGAAACACAGAAACTGGCCCTAGAACGTGGCGAGTATCCTGATGGTATTGGTTCGGGTAGACGTAACAGTCACTTGATTGCGATTGCACCTAATGCATCATCTGGTGTTATTTTGAGTACAAGTCCTTCTATCGAACCATTGAAGGCATGTGCATATACACATCGTACTCGTGCGGGTAGTTTCTTGGTTAAGAACAAATACCTTGATCGACTACTTACCGAGAAGGGTCAGAACAATGAATCGAACTGGACTTCTATTATCACCAATAAAGGTTCGGTACAACATCTTCCGTTTTTGACCGAAGGTGAGAAGTCTATATTTAAGACCGCACAAGAGTTAGATCAGAACTGGGTAGTACAACACGCAGCTGATAGACAGAAGTATATCTGTCAAGGTCAGTCGGTGAACGTATTCTTCCCTGCCGGTGCACCTAAATCATACGTGAATAAGGTACATCTCAAGGCGTGGAAGGAAGGTCTTAAAGGTCTATACTATCTACGCACCGAGGCAAAGTCTCGTGCAGAGAATGTATCCGAGAAGGTAGAACGTGTTGCGCTACAGGAAGATAGTCGCAGTATAGTATACGGGATTCCAAACTGTCCGTTCTGTGAACTTGCAAAGGAAGAATTGACCTTACGCGGTATTAATTATGACTATATCGATTTGAAAGAAATTGGTAAGTCTGCGGCTGAAGTGACTGGTCGTAGTGTTAAGACTGTTCCACAGATCTATATCCAAGGCAACTATGTCGGTGGTTACGAAGAACTAATGTTGTTCTTGGGTAATGCGGACGCACCAGCACAAGAAGATAGTGAGTGTAGAGCTTGCGAAGGTTAGTAGTATTTGGAGATAGTTTCGTAGAAGGTTATAGAGCCTATCCAGAAGCAGAAGTGACACGTTTCAATATGTGTCACTTTTTAGAAAGGGAACTTGGTATAGAAGTTGTCAACTGCGGAAGGAGAGGGGCTGGTAACACATCTATCGCAAACAAAATATTCAGATATATACAGTCGAATGATATGACCAACACATCGATCTTGGTGGTTTGGTCAGGGATCGATAGGTCTATGGAATTGAATCATGAGTATATAAAAAATAATGACAAGTACATGGACTTTGATTATCCAGACTATATAGTTGGCGGAACAAGAAAATTCGAGAAAGAAAGACTTGAACTTGAAGAGTATCGAAATATATCTACACTACGATTGCAGTCAGAAATATCATACCATTCGGTGAGAATGATTTGCCAAGACTATGATGTGCCTGTTATAATGACCAATAGTTTCGACAATACTCTTTTCGAAAGGAAAAGAACTTTTCAGAAGAGACCCCGAGACATTAATTATATTCACGGTAAAATAAAAGACTGTTGGATAGAACCAGAACACCCTTCTAATACTTTACTTGATATAATTATAGGTGAGTGGTTAGAAGAAATAGATGACAAACCAATGTGGTTACCTCAAAGGATACACAGAGTAAAACATATAGTTAGATCAGACCCTAGTGAATATCCTGATATATCAATTTGTGTTCACCCGTCTGACTTGGGTAATGAACTTATAGCAAAAACATTAACACCATATATACTACCAATATTACAGGAATAAAAATGGCACTACTAGATTTTTCCAAAACGTACAAACCCTTCCAATACCCATGGGCTGTAGAACTGACAAAGAAACACGAAGAGATTCACTGGGTTGAGGACGAGGCAGAACTGTCCGAAGATATCCAAGACTGGAGAACCAAACTCACCGAACAAGAGAAAGAGTTCATTACCCAAGTATTGCGACTGTTCACTCAGTCGGATGTGCAGGTAGGCGAGAACTATCACGAACTGTTGATCCCTAAGTTTAAGAACAACGAGATACGTAATATGTTATCTTCGTTCGCGAACCGTGAGGGTGTACACCAACGTGCATATGCATTGTTGAATGATACCTTGGGTCTACCAGACGAAGAACATTCTGCCTTTATGGAATATAAAGAGATGGCAGATAAGATTGACTTCATGAAAGAGGGTAACATCAACTCTCACACAGGTCTTGCATTAGTACTTGCACAATCTGTATTCAACGAAGGTATGTCATTGTTTGCGTCATTCGTGATGTTGTTGAACTTCCAACGTTTCGGTAAGATGAAAGGTATGGGTACAATCGTTGAATGGTCTATCCGTGATGAGACTATGCACGTACAAGGTAATGCGAAGTTGTTCCGTGAGTTCTGTGAGGAACATCCACGTGTAGTA